AGTGATAACAACACAATTACAAATATTGTTGATGCAGACATTAAAGCTGCTGCTGCAATAGATGCAACAAAAATTGCTGATGGTACAGTAACAAGCACAGAGTTTCAATATATAAATACATTAAGTTCTAATGCACAAACACAATTAGATGCAAAAGCTACAACATCAAATACACTAGATGAGTTTGGTAATCCAGCAGCTGCGTTAGATATAAATGACCAAGAAATTACTAAATTCGTAGCAAAAGATTTTAGAGAAGATATTGCAACTACTTCTGATTCTGGAACTAGCTTCTCATCTAACACACTTACTTTAGATGTACAAGATGGTAATGTATTTTCAATAACACTTGATGATAACGTAACAACATGGGCAATAAGTAACATGGGTGCTGGTACAACTATTACTGCAATAATAAAACAAGATGGTACAGGTTCAAGACTTATGAACGCCACACAAATAAACTCAACGACTTTTAAAACAGTTGGTGCTGGTGGATTAACATTATCTACCGCAGCAAGTGCAATCGACATAGTATCAGTATTTTACGATGGAACAGATTATTTAGTATTTTCACAATTAAATATGAGTTAGGAGTGGTTTATGCCAATAGGATTATCTAAATTAGGATTATTTGGCGGTCTAGCAGAAGCACCTTATGAAGGTGCATCAACAAGTGCTGATTTATTTTGGCATTTAAAAAAATACGATACAAGCGTTGCAGCTGGTAATGACCCAACATTAAATGTTGGTGGTACAGACAGAGATGCTAAATTTACAGTTTGGAGTGGAGACCAAACATTTGGTTCTGGTTCTATTCCAGCAGCTAGCAGTAAACTAGCTTGCGCAAGAATTGAAGGTAATTTGACAATAGATGCTGGTTTTGATTTATACCCATCTACTGATAGTTATGGTTTATATATGTTTATAGATGGAGATTTAACAGTTAATGGTGGCATTCTTACATATCAAATGGGAGAATCAAGAACATCTTCTGCTGGAGAATTAGTTTTAAGTTCTTCAACTAATGAAGTTGCTGGTACAAACACTATTGCGATGAATGGTAGCGCTGGTTCAGCTGCTAATGGAAGTTCTACTGCATCTGCTTTAACTGCTGGTGGCGGTGGTCAAGGCGGATATGGTTCTTATGGTAGTGGCAATGGTAACGAAGGTCATACATTCGCTGGCGGTTCTGGCGGCGGTGGTGGCGGTGGTATAGCATATCCGAGCCATTACTCAGGCGGTGGCGGTGGCGGTGGTACAGCTACTTCTTACTCACGAAATGGTGGCGGTGGTGGCGCATCTGGACACACAAAATGGGGATATTGGACTGCTGATGCAGGCGGTACTGGTGGAAATGGTAACCCAGCTGGCGGTGGGGGTTCAAATAATTCATATAATGGTAGCGATAGTAGAGGCGGATATGGTGGTCATAGTAGTTCGGTATCTGCTTCGTTGGCAATTTATGCAACAGGAAATATAACAATAGCATCTGGTGGTTCTCTACAAACAGTAGGTCGTGGTGGACAAACAGGTGGTACATCAAGGTTATCAGCTGGCGGTGGTGGCGGTACAGGCGGTGGTATTTTAGTAGCAGTTTGTGCAGGTACATTTACTAATAATGGCACAGTTGCATCTACTGGTGGTTCAACAGGTTCTGGTCGTGGTTCTGCTTCTAATGCAGGAAATGGCGGAGTTCTTACTGGTGGCGGTTATGGTGCATAATGAATATTTGGTATAACCCACTTATAGAATCTCATCGTAATTGGTTAGACAACTTTGGCGCTACTGATGAAGATACAATAAACGATAACACTATTGATACATTTGTAAGCGTTAAACGATACCCAACAGTCGAAGTACAAATACCAGCTAAATCTTTTGAACAAACCTTACCAGAATGGATTAATCCAGTTACTGGAGATGAATTAGGAGAACAGAAAGTAAGTGTTAATGTAGAAGCACATTTAGGAATTTACTATTTTGAAAATAGAGCTGCGGTTTTAAATTGGATTTCAGATACACTTGACAATATGCCAAATCCAGTTGAAGAACCAGATGGAGAACAAGATAATATACCAGTTAATTTTTTACCAGAAGTACCAGAAATATATAACGAACCTAGTTAAACTAACTGCATGAGCAAAACAAAAGTCTATTGGACAATAAGTCCATTAGTTAATGCGCCTAGTGCAATATTTGATAATCCAGAAAAATATCCAATATTAGCGAAATGTCCAGTTGTTGGTAAGTTTTCTCAACAAGCAAGATATATTACAACACCTTACGATTTAAAAATTAAACCTAACTGGTTTTATAACCAAGTTACAGAAGAATATGTTTTTGATGGTTTTGAAGCTAGTAGCACAGATTTAATCCATGATAATTTATGGAGTTTAGATACCTTATTAGATACACACATAGATACATGGATGAATAAAAATGAACCACAGTTTCAAATAGTAAGTCCTTATGTTTTTATGAGTGAAAAACCCATGACAATGAATATTGTAGGATTACAAGCAACAGAAACAAAAAGCAGTATATCAAATCTTAGATACATAGAAGCAGTATTAGATATAAATAAAATGGCAAGACCATTAAGCAGCGCATGGTCATTTACAAATAAAGAAGAAGCACACTTTATAAAAGGTCAACCATTATATAAATTAGTATTTAGCGAACCAGTAGAATTATGCTATTTTTCAGCTGGAGAAATTTTTACAAATTATTGTCGCATTAATAATGGAATAGTTAATTATCAAAAACGTGGCACAAGTAAAAAGTTTAAAAATATATTTAACAGACAACCAAAAAAACTATTTAAGGAAATAAAAAACAACGTTGTATATAACGAAGCATAAATAATGCTATAATTTTTTTTTAGCGGCATAACTAATAGAAAGACAACATGCTGCACAAATTCAATACACTTGCCAGATTACTTATTGTAATGATGCTTATATATCCAATAGCACCAGCAAACGCAGCTGATGTAACAGTCAATGAACCATTTGATAGTAATGGTTTTACACAATCAACAATAAGCGTTACAAATTGGTCTTTGAATAACGATACAAATACAAACTATGAAATAGGTAATACTTGGGCAGGTCAATATAGTACCACTGGTTATTCAATTAATTACAATATGAATAGTGTTAGTAACCGAATGTTACAAATAACATATTCACAAACAGATATTACTGAAATAGGATTTAAAGTAGGTGCGGTTAATAACGAATGGAGTTACAACGTATTTATTAAAGATAGCAGCGGTACATCTTCTAACCCAGACTGGGTAACTCGTTCTATTAGTGGCGGCTATCAAGATTTTACAGAAACTTATACTGCACCAGATGGTTATACAATCTGGCGCATAGAAATGAATTTTAGTGATTATGTTTTAGTAGATGATTTATACTATATATATGATGATGGAAATACTACAACGACATCTAGTTCGACAACAACTTCTAGCACCACATCTTCGACTACGACATCGACTACGACAACGACTACTTCTACTACCACTACGTCAACTACTACTACTACAACGACCACATTACCGCCAACAGAAGAAGAACTTAATTTTGAAGAAACTGGCATCTACGAAACTAATAGTGAGCGTAATGAACGTGAAAAACAAGAAGCAATAGAGGCTGCACTTGACTGGGAAAGAGATAAAAACGAATCCGAAACTGGTTATTGGGAGTTAGATTCGGAACGCAGAAACAGAGAAGCTGCCGAAGCTGCTGCTGAAGCTGCACGTATCGAAGCAGAACGTATAGCTGAAGAAGAAAGATTAGAACAAGAACGTATAGAACAAGAACGTATAGCTGAACAAGAGCGTATCGCTGAAGAAGAACGATTAGAAAAGATACGTGAAGAAGAAGAAGCTGCACGTATTGAAGCAGAACTAGAAGAAACAGTTTTAAAAGATATAAGTTTAGAAGATTTATCTGATGAAGAAATAGAAGAAGTAAAAGAACTAATTGAAACTATACAAGAATTAGAAAACACAATGTTATTAATTGAGATTCCAGAAGAAGAAGAAATAGTTTTTGATATACCAGATGATATTGTTATTATAATTATTGAAGATGAAGAACTTGAAGAAAACATACCAGAAGATGGACTTGATGTTTTGGACTTACCAGAGGAAGAACTCGTTGAAGAAGCTACTGAAGAACTCCCAGCAGAAACCACTGGGGAAGAAGAACTCCCAGTAGAAACCGCTGGGGAAGATGAGATACCAGAAGAAGTATTAATTGAAGTTGAAGAGCTGGAAGAAATAGTAGAAATCCCAGTAGAAATTACTGGCGTTGAAACTGAAGAAGAACAAGAAGAAATAATTGAAGAGTATGTTGAAACACTTGACACAGAAACTAAAATTGAAATCGTTGAAGAAATCGCTGATGTCGGAGTGGACAATCTTGACCAAGTTAGCGAAGATGTACTTGAAGTTGTAGAACAAGTTGTATCTTCAGTTGTAGAAGATGTAGAAGAACTAACAGAAGAAGAAGTAGAAGTTGTTGCAACAGTCCTTAATGTAAGTTCAGAAGATGTAATTAAAACCGCAGAGATAGCAAAAGAAGATGAAAACGTAGCAGCAGCAGTTGATGAGTTTATAACAAGAGCTGCGGAAAATGCCGATGATTCTAGTCAACCTTACACACTGGCGGATTCAGTAGTAGAAATCCAGACTGAATTATTCATAGCTGACCCAATAGGTGCTATTATCGACATAGACATAAGCGAAATTAATTTAAGTGAAATTGGTTCGGATATGACTACTGACCAAAAGAAAAAGAGCAGCGAAGCGGTAGTACCGATAATTATTGTATCGCAAATCATAGCTGCACCATTCACAAGAAGGTTTTAAATGATAAGTAAAATATTTAATTGGTTTAAATCAATAGTAAAAGAGACATTCGCACAAATCTTTACACTTTTGGGATTTAGCATCGGATGGCTTACGATGACAGGTAGTTCACGTGATATTGTAGGTGTTATGATTATAGTTTCATTTAGTATTTGGTTATTAACAATAAATTTTAGGAAAGGCGATTAATGGAAGCTAAAATAAATTTAAGTCAAATACTACAAGGTGGTCTAGCTGCATTAGTTGGATGGTTATTTAAAACAGTTAATGATTTACAACAAGAAGTAGCAACACTTAAAGCACAAGTTGAAGCATATCAAAATTCAATATCTGGATTCAATGAAAACTTAGTTATTATAGAAGAAGTAATTAGAGAAATATTATTTAAGGTAGGTGGGTAACATGGACTGCTGCGGTGGTGGATGTTGTGGTAACAGATAATGTGCATGGTAAAAACAGAAGAAGATAATTCTTTTATACAAATATGTAATTGCAAGTATGGAAGTGAGCGTTGCAATGGCTGATAACTACACACAAAAAGAAATGACACAACAAATTATGAAAGACATCGACAAACTATTTGAAAAGCTAGACCAGATACAAAAGGATTTAGCTACAAGACCTACAAGAAGTGAAATTTATGGCTGGATTATTGCTGGCATAAGTATTGCTACGCTTGTATCAATTTTAATGTAATGGAAGATGACTTCGTACTTCCAGACAATATGTTTACAGACAACCCAGAATTTGTAGATACATCTAAAGATTTTTCTGATGACTGCGGAGATGCTTGTAAAATATAGTGATACACAATATATAGTAAAACACAAAAAATAGCACAACATCTGGTATCATATTGATTAATGTATGACATCATAACAAGAGAACGTGCTGGTTTAAGTGAACCTAGAAAACGTAGTTACGTTAATGAAACTCATACAAAAGGACTAACAGTCCACTATACAGGCGCTGCGAGAAGTCCATCCATGAATGACATAGATGATGTCTTTAAATATTTACAAAATATTCAAAAAGACCACATGCAAAGTAGGGGATGGGATGATATAGGATATTCATTCGCAATATCTAATGTAAGTAACGAAATAATAGACTTACGAGGATTCGGTGTTTATTCTGCACATTCTGGTAAATCACAAATCAATAGAACATTTTTAAGTGTTGTATGGTTAGGTGGCGTGCCAGATAAACCAAACGATAATGCAAAAGAAGCATTAGAAAACCTTGTTGAGATTATAGAAAAGAAATACAACAAGAAGATTATGGTAACTGGTCATCGAGACCATAAAGCAACACAGTGCTGCGGAGATGCAATGTACGAGTGGATTACAAGTGCTAGTCCTAAATGGAAAAAACCAAAAAGGAAGGTTAGCAAATGGTCAATTCGGAGAGCGGAAGATTTGAGGAAATTCAAAAGGATTTAGACAAGTTCGTTGAAGAAAAACAAGAACATGTTATCTGGAAAACCGAAGAAGGCGCAGCGCAATTAGAATCAGTAGTCAAATATAAAATTGACAACCCAAGCGTAAGTGTAAGAACACTATGCGATTATCTTATAAAAAAATGTAACTGGACTTATTCTCATAGATACATTTTTGATTTAATAGTACAAAGAGTAGAGGCTGAAAATGACCAATGAACTAAATGATTTTGTAGAAGAATCCGAAGAACAATATAAAGTAGAAGATTTAAAAAAAACTATTACACGTTTACATAAACAAATTGACAAAATGCGTAATAGGCATGATGACTTAGAACTTGCAGTAAAAAATGCAGTTAAAGATGCAATAGCAGATATAGAAATACCAAAAATAAAAGCACCAAAAAAAGATGGTAGAAGAAAAGGAGAAGAAGTAGCAGTAGCAGTTTTATCAGACTGGCAATTAGGTAAAATTACTGCATCTTATAATTCAGATATTGCAGCTAGTCGTGTAGCAGAGTTCGCAGAAAAAGTTGTTGAACTTACAAATATACAAAGAGCTTCTCATCCAGTAAAAAAAGTACATATATGGGCGTTAGGAGACATTATTGAAGGTACAGATATATTCGCTGGTCAACAGTGGCTAGTAGATTCTGGACTTTACAGACAAATATTTAAAAATGGTGCAACTATGATGGCAGATTTTTTAAGAATAATGTTAGCTAATTTTGAAGAAGTACACTTCGCTGGAGTAATTGGTAATCATGGAAGGCTAGGTAGATTTGGTCAACATCATTATGAAGATAATGGCGATAGATTTTTATATGAAACAGTAAGACTAATCCTTGCAGATGAGAAAAGAATTACATGGGATATTCCAGAAGGTAGAGATGGAGATAGAGCGTGGTACACAGTAGATAGAATTGGTAATTATAGTTGCATGCTTATACATGGAGACCAAATACGTGGAAGTTTAGGTATTCCATTCTATGGAGTTCGCAAAAAGGTATTAGGATGGAAAGCAGCGGCAATGGATGGGCAGATGCCAGACTTTAAAGATGTAGCTTTTGGTCATTGGCATCAGCTTTATCAACAAGAATTTAATGGTATAACAGTACGTTGTAGCGGCAGTACAGAAAGTAGTAACCATTATGCGCTGGAAAATCTAGCTGCACAAGGCAGACCTACACAAAGGTTAATGTTTGTGCATCCAGAGAAGGGCTGGACAACAGTCGAATATCCAGCGGTACGATTAGGAACGAAGGAGTAAAGTTGGAATACTGGAAAAACGCACTAATTCGTGGACTTAGAACTGGCATACAAAGTTCGTTGGGAATCATATTAGCTTCTCAAGCAGGATTTATGGATGTCGAGGTTCTTGCTGCCGCAGGAATAGCATTCATCACTGCAATGCTTTCTATGCTTCAGAATGCCATCGAAGATGCGCCAATTAAATTCGGTAACAATATACCTAAAGGCTAATGTCTTTATACGCAAGAAAGCATGGAATCAAGGGTCGTAAACCTAAAAAGAATTATGACACCAGAATATGTGAACATGAAAATTGCGACATAAAATTATCGATATACAATAAAAAAAAATTTTGTTATACTCATACTAAGCCAGTAAAGCGCTGGTCTAAGTAATAAAGAAAGGTAAAACTTTCCATCTTTACTTTGAATGTCTAACGAAAGCACAATGTGATGGATTAGACATTTGTACGTGAAATCGTATTGTAGGGGTACAATACAAAAAGAAAATCCGACTATCGCTAGTCGGATTTTTCTTTATCGTTTAAGGATGGTTAAACGATTCGTACTATATACATTTAAAGGGAAATAAATGTTATGCGTTTATTTTAGCATATCTTTCTTTAATAGTGTTAGCTAATAATACTGAATCTGCACCACCTAATTTTAGTAATTCTTCTTTAGCACTTGATAATGTGTTTACTTGTTGTAATTCACATTCTGCTAATGAATCATTAAGTAGTTGTAATAATTTACCACCAGTAACAGACTGCTGAACTTCTTTTAGCGCATCAACTGCACTATTAGAATGGGCTGCAATAGGATTATTGACTTGTCCAACAGTCTTATTAACTGGTTTATCTGCGTTAAGCAAATCTACATCTTCCATTTCTTCTTTAGTAACACCAGCACTTAAAAGTACACGTAAACATCTTCCACGACTTTTAGTTTCAGCTTTTTCAAACCAATGCGGATTAGCAGGAGTTTTTTCAACTCTAGCGTGTCCAGTGCATTTAAGTGGTGCTTCACTATTTATGAAGAAACTTGTTTTAAACACTACATAGCTATCTGATATATCAATTATTTCTGATTTCAAAACACCTTCTGGATATTTATCATTCATTTGTTCGATTAACTCATCGACACCTACATAGTCATCTAAGAAACTACTCTTCTTCTGATTTTGATTCGTATAACTCATTCTTATAACCATCCTTCTTATCTTTTTCTAATACATTTTCTAAAAGCAATACTAGAGCATGTGCTATTGACAATAACATAATTGAATTAGTATCAACATTTTTGGCACTTGCAAACGCTTTAGCAGTTGCAGTTAGATTCTTTTTTATTTCTTCTAATGTCATGAGTAATATTATAGAACTTGTAGCATTATATGCAACACTTGTTATAATAAATTTTACAAAAGGAAGGAGTAGGAGTGGACTACTTAACATGTAAAGATATAGCTGCCATGTTTAACGTTAAATTAAGAACAGTTTACGTTTGGATTAGGCGTGGAAAAATTGGCAATCACTGGCTGCCAAGTCCAGATATGGTAATTGATGGTAAACCATTATGGTTAAAAGAAACTATCGAAGAAGCTAGAAAGGAAAAAGTATAAAGGATGGGAAATGGAATTACTACGAGGACAAGTTATACCGACAAGGCGTAAAGGCAAGAAGGTATCACAAGAAGATAAAGTAGCATGGGCGCTTGAAACTTTTGGAGAAGTAACTGGAGATGAGTTTACATTCGACATGCGAATCAAAAGATATGGTGCTAGTATATTCACACTTAGAGATGAAGGATGGGATATTGAGACACTTAGACCAGAACAATCTAAATATAAGAAATGGTCATTTAAGTTAATAAGTAAACCACCTTCTGATGAGAGCGGACAGAGGAGTTTGGCGTTGTGAAAAATAAAATAGAAGCATCAGAGTATTTCGCAATTCTTCCAGAAGCAGTATTATTCGCACCGATAAGTTCTAATGCGGTAAGACTATATTGCATCTTAAGAAGAAGGGCAGATGAAAAAAACAATTCGTGTTATCCATCTCAAAGTTATTTAGCAAAGCACATGTATTGCAGCACAAGAACAGTGCAGAGAGCTTTAGATGAATTAATTGATATAGGCGCAATAACAGTAGAGCATAGATATTTAGAAGATACAGATGCTTATACATCAAATATGTATTATCTTCATGCCACTATTGCGCAAGGTGGCGCACAGGTGCGTAAGGGTAGCGCATCTAAGTCGCAAGGGTCTAGCGCTGGTGTCGTACAAAACAAAGCCATTAAACAAAGCAAAGAAACAGATACGAAAAAGAAATCACGTAAACGAGATTTACTTTTTGAGGAAATGTGTAATGGATTAGAAATTGACTGGAATAATGCTACTAAAGGAGAACTTGGTAAAGTTAATGGCGCACTGAAGCAGCTGCGAGAAGTTAAAGCTACACCAGAGCAGCTTAAAGAAGTAATTAAATATTACAAGAAGAACTGGAAGGTTACAATATCTGCACCAGCTATTGCAAACAACTGGTCAAAACTATTAAGTGAAATACAATTAAAAAATCAAGTTAATGAAGTTTATGACTGCAATAAAAGTGGATGTCAATTTAGAGACTTAAATTACGAACATGCAGAATACAAATTATTATATTGTTTGAGATGCGGAAAGGAGAAAAAAGTTGCAAGATAAAATTCAGTTTATATCAATGGTACAAGGTATGCCAAAGGATTTATATCCACAACCAAGTCGTTTAGAATATCCGCAATGGTTTAAAGACATGCCACTACTTACTCAAGGTATGAAAAAATATGATAGAGGCGGTACAGTAAAACGTTGTCCAAGTTTTATAGAGTGGTTCGGTCAAGGTTTTGTTTTAAAAATGTGGGCAGATGTTATATTACAAAATGATGGTGTAAAGTGGGGATGGCATACGCCAGATAGTAGATTTAGTTGGGATAGACATCCAGCAAATCAATTTGAAGATTATTTACCACACGACAAAGTAAATATTGTTTATAAAGCTAAATGTCCAATTAAAGTTGTAACGCCAAAAGGCTGGTCGTGTTATGAGCTGCCTTTATTATTTGATTACAATAACGACTGGCAAGTAATGGCTGGTATGAATGCTACTGATAAGTTTCATGAATGGAATACAACAATATGTTTATTTGGAGACAAAGATGAAATATTTATACCACGTGGTACTCCAATATCTCAAATCGTACCATTTAAAAGAAGTGGAAAACTAGAACCAGACTATAAAGAATATGAAGATGTAGATACAAACACTTTAAAGAGAATGAAAGAATCAACTTATTCTGGGTGGTCTAAATTTACTGGTAGTTATAAGATACAAAAATAATGTGGGATGAAAACGAACTAGATGATTTAGATGATGAGCTTACATATCCTTATGGTGGACTGCCACCAAAAGATAGAGCTGCAAGAAGGAAGCTGCTACGTGAAGCAGTAATTTTAGAATCTAAAGGCGTATGTGAATGGGCAGAATGTTCTAGTCGTGGTACAGACATGGCACACATTACCGCAGCTGGTATGGGTGGCGCAATATCAAGAGACACTTTAGACAATGTTGCATTTTTATGTCATCATCATCACGATGTACTTGACTTTAGAATGTCGGCAAAGCAAAGACAATATGCAATAACAGAAATAGTAAGAGCATACGTACTATCTAATAGAAAAATATAAAAAAGCTGCACATAGTATCACGAAGTGATACACTATATATGTAATGAAAAAAGATAGAAAGTTCGTTTTAAACGTTGCTGAAGAAGAGGTCAATGTTGAAGATTATAGACATAATCAAAAACTTACTGATGAAGCACAAGCTGATGCTATTGCTGACATAGAAGAGTATGGATATGTTCAGTATGAGAATCACAAAAAATTTCAATGTGATTTGTGTAATAAAAGAATTACATGGGCATTTGTATTTGAGCATGTGAAGTTTAAAGGAGAAGGTCTCCTTGCTGGTATGGAATGTGCGACAATACTTGACCACGATACAAACTTTTCTGCGTTACAGACACAAAGACAAAAACACATTAAGTATTTAAAAGCTAAGTTCAATAGAAAAGCTAAAGAGCTTGATTTCAAAAAAGAATATCCAATACTTTATCAAGCAGCTGATTACTTCAAAGATTATGATGGAGTGATTTACGATATATTCAACAAGATACATTATGGTTTATCAGAAAAACAAATTGCTTATATGACCAAACTTATATTAGAAGTATGGGAAGCAAGAGTTAAATTTTACAAAGCAGAGTTCGCACCACCTAAACCACCAGCACCTAAGTTAGAAGCTGGCGTTCACGAGTTAGAAGTTACATTAAGCAACTATTACTATCAAGAAAAAGGTTATTACGTAATTGAAAAAGCGGTTTTTGAAACTGAAGCTGGTCAAACAATTTTTACAGGTAAGACAAAACAATTAATCAAATATTTACAAGTTGATTTAGATTTATTAGAAGATGACTATGGCATCGATGCGTTCTGGAAACTAGATAAAAAAACTCGTAAGTCATATTTAACACATGAGAAGGTTCACTTCGATAAAAAAACAAAAGGTATTTTAAATATTGAGTTAGGCGATGAGTTCGCAGAAGATAAGTATGGCGGAAAAATTATTGATTTTACTCCGACATTTATAGAAGAGAAGAAAGATTATTTTAATAAAGTATGAGCGCATATAGTAATTACGACCCAGATGGATTTCCATTAATACCTAATACAGATATGTATGTATCTCAAGAATGTAAATCAATGGGTCTAGCTGCATTAATTGAAGCTAACGCTGAACTATCAAACCTTGCATTTAATGACAGTTCGGTAAATACAAACTTAGTTGCACAAGATATAAACATACTTCTTTATGAAAAACAACACGTAAATTGTTTGGGCAGCTGCACAAAAGACCCATGTTCGTATTTTCATAGATAAAATCACACAGTATGCTACAATAAAAGCATGAAATCTGACAAAGTTTTCATCGTAAGAGCAGTTGCACTAACTGGTCGAATAGAGGTGTTTAGTTTCACTTCTAAATCTGCTGCTGGAATCAAAGTCCGAGAATTAAAAGATGAAGGCGGATATATCATAACTCAAAACGAACTGGAATTAACAAGTTTATCTATTTAGTGTTGCATAATGTGATACAGTCTATATAATTATATTGTAATGATAAAAAAGGATGGTTAAAAAATGATTAAAACATTTAATATGATTAATGTTTTAAAGCAGGTGCTTATAGCAGCTAATCAATTCAAATACGTTCAAGACTTAAAAGTCTTAAGCGATGACACAATACAATATAAACTTATTGGCTTGGGTCATATTGAGTTTACTGCAAAAGCATATAAAGAAGAAGGTAAAGCAACAAGAGTAGAATTGAAAACCAAAAAAACAAAAGGTAATCAAAGTTCTATGCAAACAAAAGATATATTGTTAGTTGATTTTTACAACTTAATGTATGCAATTTATTTGAATGTTTGGGAAAACAAAAAAATTACAGAAGATACAAGAGCATATAAATTATCAGATGTTGTTGCAAAGTATGAAATAATCAATAAAGAGCTAATGAAAAATTTAGAAAACTTTACTGAGGAAGTATTAGATATATGGTTAGTGGAAGGGGAAATATACTAATGAGTGCGTATTGGACAAAAAAAGAGTTAGAAACAACTATTAAAGAATGTAAGAAAAAACTAAAAGTTATTAAAGACTTTCAAGAACTTGACAAAAGTCAAGATTTCTTAGATAAAGAAAATCTTACAAAAGTATTAGATTACAAAGGGTTAATGCGATTAACAATTAACGCAAAAGAAAAAGACCTTCGAGAAAAAAATTATGTAAAGGATGGTAAGTAATGGCGTTTGAAAATTGGTTAAAAACGTTTGTTGATGAGACAGACAAAATTAATACCAATGATGAGTTCGCAGTTGAATACAATGTCAATGGTCAAGCTGGTGTCTATGAATACAAGATGGCAGAAATCATGGAGTTCTTATTTACTGCGGATGAAAAAATACAAGAGCGTGTAAAAAGCGATGTTGTGAAGATGGATTTTTACAACAGACCAGCTAAGGATTTTAAATTCTACTTTACACAAGTAGCAAAAGCAATGGCGAATGTTTACCAAGTAAACTACGCTGCAAGTTAGGAAGGATGGAATGTATAGAGTAATTTATTGGTTTAATGGAGAGCAAAGGTTTTCCGCCAAAACAAACAAACAAGATGCAGAAAATACTGCTAAACATTTTGGTGGCACAGTAGTAAAAGAAGTAAAAAAATATGATGAACAATATGGTGGTGGTTATGGTTATAGGAAAAAAATCATGAAATCTAAATTAGAACAAAAACTAATAGAAGCGGAGAAGAACAATGGCTAAGAACGAATTGTTAAATAAAGTAGATAATATTAATACAATATTTAATAACAAACCTTACAAAGAAGGTGCTTATAAATTAGATATAGCTTATGGCGGATATAAATTAACACAAATAGTAAATGGTGTTGGTGGCGAAACAGATATATCTCCAAGATTAAAAGCAAGTGAAATGAGAGAATACCTTGATGGATTTACAAAAGGTGTAAGAGCGATGGGAAGGATGGTGGATATAAAAGATGGCAAATTCACACACATTATTTAAGTTAAAACCACTAGATGCTGGTCAACTTAATACAATTAAAAATGCGATAGAGACATTACGAATCTATGGCATCGGTACAGATGCAGTATCTTTAGAGATGGTAAAATCACAAATAGAAATCAAAAGAGAAACTGCTGCTAAATAATTATAGTGCTATTGACTATAAATCACACAATGTGATACACTTATATTGTAAGAAAGGATGGTAAAAGGATGGATGAAAAAGTAAAAATACTTTTGAAAAAATCTAAAGCGTTCAAACAGTTCGCTGACTTCCTTACAGAAAATGGATATACCTACGAAGTTGTAGGTTCTATGGAAGCTGAAAAAGATGCTGAGAGAAGTTCTCAAGGAGATAATCTCTTAGCTGGTGCGTTAAGTTTTGTAATGTACCCAGCAGATGTAGAAGTATTCAAAGATGGTAAGGCAGTTGCGTTTGTAAAACAAGCGTTCAGAACTGGTTATGACTATAAAAAAGGTAAAGATGAAGGTACGATGGCTTATTACCAGTACAAAGAGTTGCAAGAAGTAGCTTTCGCTGGTAAACAAAGTATAGAAAATACAAAGTTAGAGCTTGAGTATGTTTACTTTTACGAGGAAGAATACAGTAGCGATACGTATGGGCTTGAGCATTACAAGAATCAATACTATTACTATTGGAAATATGCAAGAGGTAAAACTAAGAGACTAAAAACAGAAGGTTATGCGTTAACGTTTAATAGCGCAAAGACAATGTTTAAAGAACTTGAAGTAGGAGAACAATACTACAAGTTTAAGAAGTTCTTAGTTACTACATAGGGGAAAACATATAAGCAACATAGTTTACACAACAGAAACTAAAGTAGATGATGGTCGATGTTATTGTTTTCAAAACGATACATTTCAAGAACCAAATTATCCATTTAGAAGCATAAGTTGTTTATGTAATATTTGTGTTAGTTGTTATTGTATGGAAGATTCTTTTATGAAGTTACAACACGTATTAGATTATTTAGAAATAAGAGAAGGGAGTAGTGTTAGTTGATAGAACTATTTATAAGTACATGGTTAATTCAAGACTGGAACTGGCGTGGATGGTATCTAGTCGGATTTAGCGGTGTATTTTATTTTATATTTACAATTTTAAAAATGTTCTACTACTCATTTAGATTAAGACATGCAGAAAAGAAGTATGCAGATACCCAAATTAGTCGAAACTTAGATGAGATGTATAACAAGATAGAAGCTGGTATAGAAGTAAAACCAAGTAAATACTTGAAATAAATATCTACAAAACTTTTATATAAGCTGCTAGCAGCGCACTGGATGATGCAGTTTACAAAAACTACATGAGCGGCACATCCAATGCGCTTATTTTATATTAGGTACTATTTTGTAAACTTAAGGTAGAATGTACAAATGGATAAAGAATACGTTTGGACTAGATTACATTTCTTTCAGTTTGATGCGGATAATCCGAAAGAACATAATTACACCGAGATAGAAAACTCAATTAAAAGATTTGGATTTGTAGAATTACCAGTTGTTAATAAAGTTACTGATACATTAGTTGCTGGTCATGGCAGAATTGCTGCACTTCAAAATATGGCAGCACGTAAAGAACCTATGCCAAAATATTTAAAGCAAGAAGAAGATACAAAAGAATGGTTAGTACCAACTATCGTAGTTGAGTTTGAAACCGATGCAGAAGCAAAAGCATATATCGTTGCATCAAATCAATTAACAATAGATGGCAGCTGGAATGAAGCGCTGCTATTAGATTTACTTCAAGACATAAATGCTGCAACACAAAACTTATTAGGTACTGGTTTTGATTTAGAAGATATTATGCAAATGGAAGAGTTCCAAAACTCGCCATTAAAGTTTGATGAAGATTTAGGTAAAGAAGTACATTACGTAAAAATAGAAGCAGATTCCGCAGAACATGCAGAATCAATTAAAGGTCAATTAAAAGAGTTAGGGTTTATATGCCAAGTGAAGAGTATCACGAAGTAGTAGTACCCACAGAAATAAAAGAAGCGATGCAAATATTTATATCGTTCTTAACTGCTAATTTTTCGTATGAAGATGGCGTAGATGAAATAGAGTTTAAACAATTTAGGGAATCAATTACCGATGGTATTTTTGGTACTGCTGAACTTCCAATGATGCAGCGTAATAATGTAGGTATATCTGGTAATGACTTTTTTAATGCTGCGTGCATACTCATGACAGATATGTTATATAATGCTACAAGCGGAGACATCCTTGAAGCGCAGAAAGTTCTGAAAGAAATGGGGATGGCGGTAATAGATAGCTAGACTAAACAGGATTTAGTCGTTAACGTAACAGGAGTACGTAACATGGCAGGCAGACCAACTAAACTTACAAAAGAATTAACTGAAGAAATAGCACAATATCTTCGTGCTGGTAATTACATAGAGACAACCGCAGCCTTAGTCGGCATCAATCGTGATTCAATATATGAATGGTTAAAGCGTGGCGCAGCTGAACAAGAGAGATTAATTAAGAATCCTAGAGCTAGATTACGTAAAAGAGAAGAGATTTACGTTGAATTTTCCGACACAGTAAAAAAGGCACAAGCACAATCTGAAGCAATGTTAGTCGGTTTAATTGGTAAAGCTGCATCTAAGAACTGGACTGCTGCTGCTTGGAGATTAGAGCGTAAATTTCCAGATAAGTGGGGTAGAACAGAACGTAATACTGCACAAGCACAAGATGACCCAGTAAAAGAACTGGCAAAACAAATACAGGATTTAAGAGATGATAAATCTTCAGAAGGGTAAACAACTAGATTCAATATTAGATTCGACTGCAAGAATTAATGTTTGGCAAGGTTCAGTATCATCTGGTAAGACAATATCTTCACTTATTAGATGGATAGAATTTTGTAACAATGGTGCTAAAGGTAACTTGTTAATGGTAGGTAAGACCGAAAGAACGCTAAAACGAAACGTTATTGATGTTTTATCAGAGATATTAGATGGTTCAAACAGTTTAATTACTCGTACTGGTTCTGGAGAAATACAAATAGGCAACAGAACTATCTATATAGTTGGTGCTAATGATGAGAGAGCTGAAGCAAAAATACGTGGTTTAACACTTGCTGGTGCTTATGGAGATGAAGTAACACTATGGAGTGAATCGTTTTTTAATATGCTGCTATCAAGATTAAGAGTACCTAACGCACAATTATTTTTAACAACTAACCCAGACAGTCCTAATCACTGGCTAAAGAAAAAGTTTTTAGATAGAGAGACTGAACTTGATATAACTAATTTCGCATTTGAGTTAGATGACAACCATACGTTAGACCAAAAGTATGTCGATTCATTAAAAGCAGAATACGCACCACCAAGTAGTTTGTGGTATAGAAGATTTATTAATGGCGAGTGGGTTATGGCAGAAGGCGCAGTGTATGACTGCTTCGATAGATTAGATAATGTTGTATCAGAGCTGCCAAAAATGAGAGAGTATTATGTTGGTGTTGACTATGGCACAACCAATCCATTAGCTGCATTACTTGTTGGAGAAGGAGTAGATGACCAGCTTTATGTTATAAAAGAGTATTACTATGATTCAAAAATTGGACAAAAACAATTATCTGATGCCGAATACTCCAGAGAGCTGCTTAATTTTTTAGATGGATATGATGTTCGCAAGATATTTGTTGACCCAAGCGCAGCTTCGTTTATTACTCAACTATGGAGAGATAATCATTTAGGCGTAACTAAAGCAAACAATAATGTACAAGATGGTATTAGAATAGTGTACAACTTAATTGGCAGCAGAAAACTTAAGATACATTCAAGCTGCACTAAGTTAATAGGAGAGCTTGAGAGCTACGTATGGGATGTCAAATCACAAGAACGAGGAGAAGATAAACCATTAAAACGTAACGACCATGCAGTAGATGCGCTAAGATACGTAATGATAGCATTAGGTTCTATATGGAGACATTGGATTACAAGGAGTTAAAATGCCTAAAGGTAAAGGCTACCCAAAAGCAATGAAAGCTAAGAATAAGGGTAAAGCTAAAAAAAAGAAAAAATATTAGATGTTAAAGTTACCAGAGAATGGTTCGGCATTTCCGCCAGAGAACCATAAAAGTATATTTAGAGTTTATGAAGAACATTCAGCATGGCATGCTGGAGACCCAGCTATATTAAGAAAGACTTATGCTAACGTTCCACAAGATTATAGACCCAGAAAGTATATGTTCTGGACAAGAAAAGGCGCAACAGATGCGCAAATAGAACGACATCAGATTCACGTTCCACTTGCAGGAGACATAGCACAAACAAGTGCTGATTTATTATTTTCAGAACCACCAAACTTTATGGTTAACAACAATGATTTTTCAGAATCAGACCAACTAAACACACAAGAGAATTTAGATTACCTACTCAGAGAATGCGGATTAAAAAATAAATTACTAGAAGCTGGCGAAACTTGCGCAGCTTTAGGCGGAGTATTTTTAAGATTAGTTTGGAATGCAGACTTCATGGATAAACCAACTATACAAGTTGTATCTCCAGATAAAGCAATAGCAACATTTATGTATGGTCAATTAGTAGCAGTAGGATATGTAACCGAATATGATTCAGCTGATGGTCAAGACTTTTATAGATTAGTAGAACATCACGAAGATGGGTTAATACACAACGCATTATATCAAGGCACTAAGACAAATATTGGTACAAGAGTTCCTCTTGAGAGATTACAAGAAACTGCGGATTTAGAAGAAGAGATAGTGCTGCCATTTAAAACATTAGCATCAGTTTATGTACCTAACCAGAGACCACTTAGAAGATTACGTGGATATGAATATGGTCGTTCTGATTATGATGGTATCGAAGGTTTACTTGATTCAATAGATGAAGCATATACATCATGGATGCGAGATGTAAGACTTGGTAAAGCAAGAATAATTGTACCTACTGAATATCTTGAAAGAAGGGGTCGTGGTCGTGGTGCAGCATTTGATGTAGATGCAGAAGTGTTCACTGCATTAGAGATAGACCCAAATCAAGAAAATAAAGGTATGCAACCAGTTCAGTTTGATATAAGACATGAGCAACACAGAGTAACAGTTATGGAATTAATTGATAGAGCAGTTACTGCTGCTGGATATTCTCCACAGTCATTCGGTATAAGTATTGAAGGTAGAGCAGAATCTGGTACTGCATTAAAGCTGCGTGAACGTAAATCATTTACAACACAAGGTAAGAAACAAAGATACTGGACACAACCACTTGAAGAGATATTAGAAAAACTGCAAATATTAGATGTAGAATTATTTAGTAAACAATACAAACCAATTAGACCAAGAGTTGAATGGCAAGATGCAGTACAACAAGATGTTAGAGAATCTGCAACAGTAATCGAATCATTACATAGAGCGCAAGCAGCTTCATTAGAAACTAAAGTTAGAATCCTTAATCCAGATTTAACAGAAGAAGAAATAGAAAATGAGGTTCTTAAGATAGCAACTAACTTTAATTTAGCAGACCAAAGCGTTGAAGATATATTAGAGCTACCATAATGTTATGGTTTATGACCCAGCAACAAATGAACAGATAGTTGAGACATACGCTTCAATATTTGAAGAAGTAAACGATTTTTTATTACAACTTACCGCAGAGACACTATTAGAAGGTAAATCCTACGATGGTTCTATCACTGACTGGCTGCAATTTAAACAATCATCAGTAGCTAAATTATTAGAAGAAGCTGGCAAGCAAGCTGACAAATCTTTTAATGGAATCAAACCATCAATAACCGCAGCAGTAGAAGCTGCGTATAGTATTGGAGAGAGTACCGCAGCTGCCGAATTATTAAGTGTAGGTTTACCAGTAGATGTTGGTTCTGGATTTCAAGGACTGGCAGAATATTCAATAGAAGCATTAATAGATGGTGCAGTTAATAGATTTCAAAACAGAGCAAATAAACTTAATGTAGTTAGAGCTACACAAGATGTTTATGCAGAAGTTACAGAAGAAGTAGCAGCTTTAGTTACTTCTGGAGTTGCAACATTAGAAGAAGCAGTCGAAATTGCGGTAGATAGATTCTTAGATAAAGGCATAAAGACAGTACAACTTGGTAACAAAAATATGCAGATAGATGATTATGCAAACACTGCAATTAGGACAATAGCTGGTAATGCACAAGTACAAGGTTCATTAGACAGATACGAAGATGCAGAACAATACTTAGTTTTTATTACTGATAGTCCTATGGAGTGTTCTTTATGCAGACCATTCGAAGGCAAGGTATTAAGAACAACAGAAGATTTATCTAAAGTACCAGAAGAATATCATGGTTCAGAACAATCTTTAGAGTATGCCAAAGGCAAAGGTTTATTCCATCCTAATTGTACTCATTCTGCACAAATGTATATAGAAGGTTATTCAACACCACCTACTGACACAGATGATGAAGCTAATACTAAAAGAAGAGCTAAGATTCGTAGATTAGATAAGCTAGAACGCACAAATAGACTAAAAGAAAAAATATATCGTAAAGATGGTCAAACAAATAGAGCTAAGGGTGCAAAAGCAAGAGCTACTAAATATAGAGCAGAACGTAGGCAACTAGAAGCTGCAATAGAACGTAAATCTTTAGGATGGTTTACTGGAGAAGATAGATTACGTAGATTAGCAGAAGCAAATGGAATTAAACCAGAAGTACTTATTGATGCAAAAGGTAATTTACCTAAGTTAAATAAATTAGCTAAAAGCACTGGTTTTGACCCACGATTAGTTAGTCCAGATGTAAGAAGGGGAGTGGCAGCAGTTAAAGACCCACCAGACATTTCTGATATTTTAGAAGCAACTGGTGTTAAAGATTATAGAGAGCTGCCAGAATCTATACGTGCAGATTTAAGATTAAAATATAAAGATTTTTTTGAATCGGAGTTTGGCGTTATGAATTTCTTAGAAGGCGAAGGTAAGTTTCACAATCCACCAGCACTTCCAGACAAAGTTAAAAAAATGAACAAAGTTCAGTTTAATAAATGGATAAAAGAAAATAGAAAAGATTATACAAACAGATATGGTAACTGGAGATGGGATAACAAAAAAGGTAAACCAGATTTTAAATGGAGAAAAAAACATATAACAGATAATTGGACAGGAGATATAGAAAATTTATTAGAAGAAGCTGAAGCTGCTGGTGCGTTATCAGAAAAAAAACAAGTTGTAGCTGGTGGACTTCCATCATCTGGTAAAACTTTTACGTTAGCTAACAAAGCTGGCGACCCAAGTCTTAAAACATATAAACTAGATGAGTATGTAATTCTTAACTCCGATGACTTTAAGACCAAGATTATATTTAGAGATTATGCTTCTGCTACTGACAAAAGATTAAACGATTTATTAAGCGATACTTTTATAAATGACCCAGATTTTGGAGTAGGTTCTAAGTTAGGTGCTAACAATCCAGTAATGAAAAAATTAAAAACAACTCATCCAGAGATATACAAAGAAATACTTGGTAAAGAATTTGATAAAGGAATGCTTACAGAAATTAGAGAACTTGTAGCATCTAAAGTACCAATAGGAGACACTGGACTATTTGGTTACGAAGCTGCAAACATATTGCACGAAGAATCATCTGCAATGCTTAAAGCTGCACAAGAAGCAGCATCAGATAAAGGTTTAAATATAGTTCACGATGTAACTATGGGTAGTGCAAAACCAGTAGAGTTAGTAGAAGATTTAGTAGATGCAAAAGGTTATGAACCAGCTGAAGTAATGTTTATTATGTATTCACAAGAGCAAGCATCAGATTCAGTTATAGACAGATATATAAGAAAAAACTTTGATACTGACAACAATCGTGGCGGTAGGTATGTTATGTCAATAGTATTAGATGATGCTACTAAAAAAATTAAAGACCCAGCATTCGCTAACAAGACAATAGATTTATTAGGCAGACCAGCTTTAACAGACAATGAAGTGTTTTTATCAGAGTTATTAAAATCAGATGCAGTATCACAAAATGCTGATGACATTCAGTTAGTTAACAGATATTCAGATATTGATTTTGATACAGGACAAGCTAAAGCATATCCAGTAGAAATTGTTAAAGATACTAATGGCAATTACAAAGTAACTACATCAGCAAGTAAAAATAAAAAAGTTGCTATTGATGGTATGAAAGTTAGAACTAAATCACAAATAGATATTCCTACTAACAAAGCTGGCATAGATGAATTTGATAAAGTTATTGAAGCACAAGTTTTACAAACTCCAACTGGTAGAAACATTGGAATAAAATCAGAATTTTATGAAAGAATTGTTAAGAGAGATAAATATTTTAAAGATTTAAAACTTAAACCAGATGATGCTGGTCTATATATTATTGCAAAAGAAAAGGGATTTACTGGTAAACCAGAAAAAGTAGCTTTACCAACAGATTTGACCGATGTACCACTTACTGAATCTAACACTGCAAAAGGAGTAGTCAATCCTATTGGTGGTGGTGTAAATATAGTTAATGAAGCAATCGAAGAAGATTTAATAGTTTATAGGGGTATATCTGATACTTTAGACCAAGACCAAGATACATGGCAATTACAAGATACAAAAGTACCAGCTGCTGACAGATTAAATTCTATTCAGAAAACTATGAATTTCTTTGATGATGACAGAATAGCACGAGAAGTTACAGATTTAGGAATACCATTTTATGAGGGAGATACAATTTCTAACAGAATTAAAAGAACGATTAACAATATGAACATAAATATAGATTCTAATTATATAGATGCTGAAACATTTAAAGAAGCACAAGAAGAGTTTAGAAAACTAAAACTTAAAGATATAGAAAATGGTACAGAAAGTTTTTTTACGAGTTCATATTTTACACAAAGTCAAGAATTAGTCGATAAGGGTTTTATTGATATAAGTCTTTTAGGTAATGAAGAATTTCAAATTATTTATGATGAAAAATTATATGGAAAAGGTATAAATGTTAAACAAGTAAAACAAGCACCATTAGTTAAAAGCGGTATGGATATACACAAAGAATTTATAGATGGAGATTATTATGCTGGCAATTCAGCAGTATATGGTTATGGAACTTATACAGATACAGAGTTTTCGGTAGCAAAAGATTATTCGCAATGGGAATTTCAAACTAGGGGTAGAGGTTCTGGTGGTGTAGTCCAAGTAATGAAAATTAAAGCAGGTACAAGAATGCCAAGTGCAGAAGTTTTAAAGCAAGTTGAAGAAGAGGTACATTTAAGAAACGTAGAAAATTCTAAGTTATCTACTAAAGGGGGGTATAATGAAGATAACGTAAGAGTTTCCAGAGAGTTATCCCAAACAGTCGAATACGATGTTGGGCGTAGGCTTGCAGCTATGGGTTATCAAGCATACGATGTTAATATGTTAGAAAGTACAGTAACTCACGTAGTTATACTTGATAGAACCGCAGTAGTGGTAGCGGAACAACCGCTAATGATAGATGGTAAGGTACAATATTAGGAAGGAACAATAATGAAAGTATCTGCTGCAACAAGCAGAAGGATGGGCGAATTAAAATCTAAATTATCCATGCAAGCAAATGCCGAGTTTCATCAACATTTGTTAGAAGGTGGAGATGCCATGATGTGGCTACTTAAATATGAGAAGAAGCTGCAAGGCAAGAGACTAAAAAAACAAGGAATATAAACTTAATATAAAGGAGATAGTATGGCATCAACTGGGATGCAGTTATTAATGACAGCTAAAAAGTATGCAAAAGGCGATGCAACTTGGGATGATGTAATGGCAGCTGCTAAAAAACATAAACCAACTTACGATGCAGCGCCAGTATCAGATAATATATATGAAGATGCTAACGCATTCGCTTTAACTGATTTAAAAGATTTCTTCTTATTACCAGTATCAGAAAAAGAACAAGATATATTAGAGGACTATTTTAATCAGTAGTACAATAGTCAAATGACAATACAAGAAGGCGATGCGAGAGCTGACATCAAAGTCTTAAAAATCTATCAAGAAATAGAAAGGGATGACAAAGAATTTTATGTATGCTTAGTTCAAGGAAAGTCAACACACACTGGACTTGTATTAAGGCGTTCTATTCTGACTTTAAACCAACAGAATCAACTGGTGGAATGCGGTAATGTCAAAAGAATTGATGATGCGGACAACTTCGATAGAATCATAGATTCTTATTTAGAAACTTATGGCTAACAAACGATACAAATGTATCGAGTGCGGCAAGGTACTTAAACACTTACAACAAAGACAATACATGTGCGACCAGTCTCCAGATGTATGTATAAATTCAATTAAGGTCGTATATCACGAAGAAGAATAAATTGCATTAGTATCACATGATGCTACACTATCCATGTAAGAAAAAAGGATGGTTAAAAAATGGCAAAATACGAAATGAAGCCAAAAGAAAAATATTTGGTATTTCATAATGCCGCAATAGTAGCATTAGCTGCGGTTAAAAATAATTACGCTAATGATAAGTATGATACCAAAGACTGGTTTCCATTAGGTGCTAGTTATTTTGGCGTGAAAGGTGTAAAAGGTAAAGCACTTGAAGCGTTAAAAGATTTTGGATTCTTTAATAATTATGGTGGTGGTGTTAAATTTAGAATGCCTTCTGGTCAAAGCGCAAATGTTGGCGACCAAATGGCAGAAGATTTTGAAGAAGTCTTTCATTTCAAATTAAAAGAAATGGGCTTCGACCAAGAAGTAGAAACATTTACAGACAGTTGGTATAACTAATAATGATTAAGTACGATATTAAATATGGCAGCAAGATGATATGTTCAGAATGTTTTTGTCCAGCATCTGGAGATATTATCCATAACCAATTTGTTTATTGCGATGTTGAATGTTTAAACGAAAGACTTAATATGGACAGAACGTATGAATGGGTTTTATTTAAGAATCTAACTGACATTTACAACAATGAAGAACCACTAGGGAGTTTAACGTTGTTGGCATAAGTATCACAATGTGATACAATAGTATTGAAAGGATGGTTAATGGCTGAAAAGAGCGATTACGAAAAGTTGGTGGAGAGTGGCGAGTGGTATTTAGACACTGAAGCACCAGACTATAAAGAAAAATTACTCAAAGATGTTCTTGAGAAAAATCAGACTCCGCAAGTCCAAGAAGAAACTCAAGAACAAGAAAGTTGGTATGAATAGCTAGTGGCAGGTTATGTTGACAAGTACAAAGACCAAGTAGGCGGCAAGTATGGTGCTGCTGGTCTCGAAGAAATGGTCAATGTTCACTTTAGACAACTTGCAACAAAACTTAAATTATATGGTTTAACTCCAGAGTTCAAAAAAGAACTTGAGATGTTAACAAGCATTTATCAACCATTTTTAAAGAAGGGAAACTAAATGGAATGTTTAGAAAATTGTAAAACTAATGAATTAACACAAGTTACATTTACTAACAATGAATATGATTTGTATTTGTGTAATTGTGGTGAAATGTGGTCTTTATGAAATGTAGTTATTGCGGAATATCTTTAGATGATTATAGATATACTGCTTTTGAGTGTTCACGATATTGTGAGAAGGGAGAATAAATGAATCTATACGTGGTATTTATAAATCCACAATTCTATTCATCAAATAATAAATTGACACAAGTCGAGTGTCATTACTTTACAGATATGACTGAAGCATCAGAGTTCGCAGAAGAGAATGGCGGTGTTGAAGTTTATTCCAGAGTGTATTGGAATGATGAAGTATCAGAAAATCAAATATCAGACATTTACAAGAAGGGATAATAATGGCTAAAAAAGAAATAGCAATAGAAGAACTAAAAAAGAATCAGTTATTGCAGAATGCACAAAATGGAGACTGCTTTATATTTGGAAATAAAGTAGATACTACTTGGTGGAAAGAAATTAATCATGAAGAACTATCTTCTGGAGAAGTTGGTAGTGGTTATGAAATTGATTTTCCAGATGGTACTCAACTGAAATTATCTACTATCCAGTTATTCAGTATTTTAAATGATTCAGATTTACATAGTTTAGATAGAAGTAGATGGACACTTATGGAACGAAATAAAGATACTTGGAAAGGTACAGTAAGAGAAGAAGCAGTCTATCACGATTTGAATAATCAAAAAGTATATGCTGCTTCTGAAAAAGAAGGGGAATAATGGCTAAAATAAAATTCGAAGTAATCACAACAAAGGTAGATACATTCATAGTTGATGGATGTTCAGACAATGAAATATTTGATTTTCAAGAAGATGAACATGTACAATCTTTATGGTTATCAGACTACAATCGTGGCACATATAACAAGAATGAAACTGATTCAGATATTAAACAAGAAATTAATTTTATTGAAATTGTGGCATAACGTGATACAGATGTTAAAATTAGAAGGTATGTTAAGAAAGGATGGTGTTTAGAGATGGCAGGTGGAGACTGCGTAAAAGCAACATTCAATGAGTTCTTAAATGTTGCTGGTAAAGACAAAGACCAATATAGATACGTTGTTGTATTGCGTTCTATATTCGGTGCAGAACATTTTGGATTTCACTGCTTGTTGAAAAAAACAAATGCTGATGGCAGCGTTACTATGATAGATGCTTCTAATTCAGCTAGAAACTATTTTGAAGATGGCGAGCTTAAGCAAGGCGACAAGAAAGTTATGACTTGGGATGAGTGGGTAGCAAAAGATAATCCAATTCTCGATGGTAAATATACTTATGTTGAATGGGAGTGGCTAGATGTTTTAGATATATTCTTGGGAGAATCTGATGATTTTCAAGAAGATATGCCACTTGCAATGGAAGCATGGAACTTAGACAAAAAAGAATGGAAAGCGAGATTTCCAGAGTTCAAGAATCATGCTGATTACATGAAAAACTATTTCATGCCAAAGTATCAACCAATGTTATTGCAGCTGCATGAAGAAGCTGATAAGAAGAAGGGGGTAGCATGAATAGGGCGCAACGCAGAAGATTAAAAAGTAAAAAGGGTGGTGGATTTTATTCTAAAAATAAACTTCATCGTAATTCTCATTTAGGAAAGAAGGTAACTAAAAAATGACTTATGGCTATCAAGGATTAGTCCAGCAAGCAAACAAATTAGATATTGATTTAAAAGACTGGATGGCAGAAGAAATAACCACTGAACGTGGCGGTATTTCTTTTATGACACCAAAAGCAGATGGAGAGATTTACTTAACTTATAGTGATATTTACCAAGCTGACATTAAGTTTATTGGCGGTCAAGAATATAAACATTTAATTACTATTGGAGAATTAAGTTTTATTCTTAACAAGATAGAGTGGATGCGTACAGAATTTATTAAAGGCGCTTCGGCTGCATTAATGGATGCGTTCAAAAGCGCTGAAGAATCAGATGGAACTAAATTTTAAATAACTTGCATATTAATATCACAATGTGATACACTTGAGTATCAAAAAAAAGGATGGTTAAAAAAGTGATTAGTAAAGAACTGATTAAAAAAGCAAAAGAGCATTTTTCATTTTCAGATGAAAAGGCTTTTGACAGAATGATAACAAATGGACATACGCTAGAAAATGCGTTGCAATATACTGCAAAAGATTTCTATGCTGGATATGACATTACTAAATGGGTAAAGGAGAATGAGTAATGAAAGATTACGAATATATAAGAGCGCCAAGAATAACTAGATTTGAGAGGGGTAAAACTTATTTACTAGATGACATTAAAGAAAAAATGGAAGCATTACAATTTGAATCTTATATGAATGCCTTAATTGATATGCTTAAAAAGCTAGAACATAATGCAGCTGCTTATTATAAAGGTATGGAATACGACTTTACTGATGAGCAATTTCGTGGAGTTACTTTTGGCGATAAATGGGATAAAGTATGGATTATGCGAGATGGTAAAAAAGCAAGAATCGTATGTTGGATAGATGCAAATACAGGTTTAATATATAAACCTAATGGAGTTAGCGCACCATATCCAAAACCAAGAGCTGATATGTTTGATGCAGAGACTTACGAATATGCTGACCCACATGGCGGATGGCTTTATAAAAATTTTGATGCAGAAGAAAAAAGCATGAGAAAAGCTATTTTGTGGTCAAAGCAAGAAAGAAATCTTAAAGAAGTATTTGAACATGGAGAGAAAAAATTGACTGATAGATGATAATAGAATGCTTAATAGGTATTGCGGTTTTAACACCGCAATATTTATCTGAATACAAAACATGTCAATGGTATCAAGAAGCTGCGGAAATCACACAACCTTATCATCATGCGTTTGAATTATATTTAGAAGAAGAAGATTATGTTTGGGCTATTGCTACAACATTCTGCGAATCAAGCGGCAAACAATATGCAGTATCAAGTGCTAACGCTAAAGGTATATGGCAATATTTAGACAAGACCACAAACTGGTTATCAGAAAAACTTAACGAAAACTTTAATCCTTACAGTCCATACGATTCATCTTATATGACCGCATGGCTGCTGCGTAACGACATAAATCCAAAGAGACACTGGCAACCATCAGAACATTGCTGGAATAAAAATCTGCCCAAATATCTATATAATTTACATTATTAAGTCTAGTATATAGCATTAAGCACTACATCGAATGTTCGATGTAATTAAAACCTAACAGGAGTAGTGAAATGGCAGAAGAAAAATCTGAACAAGTGCAAGATAGCGATGTATCAAGCGCTGAAGAATCTAAGGTAGAAGAAGCAGCAGTTGCTGAATCTCAAGAAGAAATCGTTGATGATACTTCTCAAGATGATGAACTTGATAAGCGAATACACAGAGCAAACAAAGAAGCTGCAAAGTTTCGAGTTGAAAAGAAGGAAGTTGAAACTAAATACAACGACTTAATTGACAACTTGGGCAAAGCGTTAGGATTCGTAGAAGAATCTGAAGGCAGCAATGCAGAAGCATTAGCAGATGAAGTTGCAAAACTTCAGAGTGAGAATAAAAATCTCAAACTAATGCAAGCATTTAACAACGTTGTATCGGCTGAAGGTGCTGATGAAGAACTAACTTGGTCATATTTAATGGCTAAGGGTGGATTAACTGATTTAGATGTTGATGACCCAGAACTTAGTAATAAGTTAGGAGAATTAATAACTAATGCAATAGAAGTTAAACCGAACCTTAAAGCAAGTGCTTCTACTTCAGTTGTAAAGAAAAGTGGAATTGATATGTCTAATGATAATCAACCACTTGATACTGAATCAAGGATTAGACAACTTGAAGCAGATAAGAATTTAAAAGAAGCAAGAAGGTTAAAGTCTCAAAGACTATATGAGTTAGCAAGAGATAATAACTAAGTATTAATTTAACAAGTTTATATAAGGAGTAAAAGCTAAAATGGCTGGAATTACAGGGCAAGGTCAAACATTTAATCTTCCTAATTACGTGGGAGACTTATTTGAATTGACCCCAAGCGATACTCCATTTTTGAGCTTAATTGGTGGACTTAGTGGTGGAGAATCTACTACAAGTCCTTCATTCCAATGGCAAGCATACGACTTGAGAGCTGCTGCGGCTGACAATGCTGCACTAGAAGGCGCTAACGCACCTACAAGCGAATCAAGAGTTAGAAGTAACTACTATAACGTATGCCAAATCATGCAAGAGAGTATCGAAGTTTCATACTCAAAGATGGCTTCCATTGGCGCTTACAGTGGAGAAAATATAGCTGGAGACAATCCAGTAACAAACGAAATGGATTTTCAAGTAGAGCAAATGCTAAAGCAAATTGCTAGAGATGCTGAAAAATCATTCTTAGAGGGCGCATTTAACGACCCAGCAGATAATACTACTGCGAGAAAAACTCAAGGTATATCTAATGCTGCTGGTAACAGTGCAGATATGGCTGATGCCGCACTTACTGAAGATAAGGTCTTAGACCTTATGCAAGCAGTATGGGAAAATGGCGGAATCCAAGTTTCTGAAACTGCAACACTAATGTGTAATGCAAACGTTAAAAGACAGTTAACAAAGATTTTTGTTACTGACAAAAACTATCGTGAAGAATCACGTAATGTTGCTGGAGTTAACGTTACAACAATAGAAACTGATTTTGGTAAAGTGAACGTTCTTTTAAACAGACACGTTCATACCCAACAGTTATATGTTGTATCTGCTGAATTGTGCGTACCAGTATTTATGAACATCCCAGATAAAGGATTCTTATTCGTAGAACCTCTTGCAAAAGAAGGCGCTGCTGAAAAGTTCCAAATCTATGGAGAAGTTGGACTTAAATATGGTAATCCAAATGCACATGGTAAAATAGTTAATATTGCTGCTATCTAAGTAGTAATAGTTTCATAAGATAAGACCCACTTTATTGTGGGTCTTTTCTTTTTCTATGTTAAAATTCGGTCATGGATTTTATAGATAATGATGGTGTAATTCATATAGGTTATCCACCGCAGCAAGCAGAACGCAGGGGATGGAAACCAGTCGATGACAAAGCTAAGGTCAAAGAAAAAGTAAAAGTTACATCTAAGAAAATAGAAGAAGAAGAATAATGTCTTGGTACATGCTAGGCGATGAACCTATATTTTTTGAAAACGATTCTTTAATTGATAAAGAAATGCGAAAAAAAATACAAGCAATCGAACCACCAGATAAAGCTGGTGGCGCATGGAAAACTAAAACAGGCAAACGTAGGGTAGCGGCAATAAAACCAACAACATTAGAAGAGGAATAAATGGTTAACAAAGTTTATTTAAGACCAAGTTATTGCACAACTTCTGAATATGAAACCGCAACAGGAAGAACTGCGAGTTCTGATTCAGTAACGCTTGCAAAGCTGCAACTTGCATCAGACATTTTGGACTATCACATAAATACTGCATTTAAAGTAGATTCATCTGGTAATCCAACTAACAGTGATGTACACGACATATTAAGAGATGCTACTGCATTTCAAATGGAATATATGGTCGAATTAGGATTAGAAGATTTCGATAAATTAGAATTAACTGGCAAAGTTCAGTTAGGTTCTTTAAATCTTGACAAGTACCCAGACATACTTGCACCAAGAGCAAAACGTTTAATGGTTAATCATGGATTCTTAGGACATCATGCAGCAGTATTTTATAACTATGATGACAGTTTACCTAAAGCTATTACTGATGATGACATTGGCGAATAATGGGAGTAATCAGTCCGCTGCTGCAACATCAAGCAACAAGAAGTTCATTACAAGGTATGTCCGCTTATGGAGAAGTATTTGATACATCTGAAACTATCAGATGCAGAATAGAACCTAGCAGCAAAAGAGTAAGTACAGAAGAATCTAACGAGACATTAGCATCAGCAAAGTTATATGCAGAGAAAGACCAAGCACTGGAAGTTGGCGATAAAATATCTTTTGATTCGATTACATATTATGTATTACAAATTAACAAGATATATGGTCTAAGTAACATTTCACACATTGAAGCTGATTTAGGAGTTGATACAACAAGTGGCTAAATATTATAATTTTGACTGGTTCGGTAATGATGTACGAAAAAAAATAAACAGTGCTGCACATCGTGGTGTTGTAAAAGGATTAGAGTTTATAAAACAAGAATCAGTAAAGGTAGTTCCAAAAGATACTGGTCTCTTAGAGAAATCTGCAAACATAGCATTTAATAATGAAATGCAAGGTGTTGTATTTTATGACACACCATACGCAATAAGACAACACGAAGAATTAAATTTTAGACATGCTGAAGGTCGAATTGCTAAATATTTAGAGCTGCCATTTCAACAAAACCAAATGAAAGCATTACAAATAATTCAACGAGAAATAAACAAGGAGACATAATGTTAGCTTCAGAAGTAGCAGAATGGATAGGAACTAACGTAACTAATTGCAGCTTCGACACAACTGGCGTTACTGGAAACGTTTTTATTTCTACTATGCCATCAAGTCCAGATACAGTTGTTATGGTAAGCGAGTATGGCGGTATTGTTGATGACAAAAATCCATTCTCCGATATAAATATTCAAACTAGAATACGTGGTACAAAAGACCCAAGAGTAGGTTATAACATTGCAAAAGAAATCTTTGATGAATTGCAAGGACTTACCAATACTACGCTAATATCTAGTGGTAGTCGTGTTATAAAAGTCGTTGCGCAAAACACACCGATAGATATTGGTCGTGATGACAATGGCAGGCACGAGTGGACAGTCAATTTTAATATTGAAGTCCGCGATATAGGAACTAACAGAAGTTAGTTAGAAGGAGATAAGAGAAGAATGGCTAACGCTAAAGTAGCAGCTAAAACTGCAACATGGGAAGTATCAGCAGATAGTGGGTCGACATTTAACACTATTGAAGGTATTACCGACTTTTCTATGTCTAACAGTCCGACAGATGCTGATGTTACCGATTTTGGTAGTGGTTTAAATACAGAGCATAAAGTAATCAGAAGAGCTATTGAGTTTACACTTAATGGATTCTGGCTAGAAGATGATTCAACTGGCGATATAGATGCTGGTCAAGAAAAAGTCTATGATGCTGGAAAAGCTGATACAGAACTTGTTTATAAACTAACTACAAATGGTGGTTCAACAATTCAGTTTACAGGTACTGCGGTATTTACACTTGCAGGCGATGTCAACAATGTTATGACATGGAGTGCAACAATAAGAGCAACAGGCGCAGTTACATATACTGATGCCTAATCTTATTTAGAAGAAAGGTATAAATTATGAGCGACAATTTTATAGATTTCGATGCTGCGTGGGAAGAACAACAAGAAGAACCAATAGTTGTTAAGATACGTGGTAAAAAGTACGAACTACCAGCTTCGGTATCGGCTGCGTTCATGTTAGAAATAACTAAGATTACATCACAAAAAGGTGTAAACGAAAATTTGAATGCAGCTGATATAGGCGCACTTATCAATGCACTATTTGGTAAAAGCGTTGTTGATGACTGGCTAGCAGATGGTATGTCGTTACCACAACTAAATGATGTACTTAACAAAATGTTAAAACATTATGGTCTTGATGGGAGTTCAAGTGATGTCGACCCAAAAGAGAAACCCAAGCTGAACGAATCACAAGACAAAAAAAAGTAGAAACTTTTTTTAATAACTGGAACTTAATAGAAGCAGACTTTCAGCGAGAATACCAGATAGACATAATGCCAGAAATAAAAGCTGGCATGTCATGGCGTAGGTTCATTTTGTTATATAATTGCTTAAGCAGCGCAAGCGTTACAGTAGAATTGCAACAATATGAAAAACAGAAATTACAAAGTGGAGTTACAGAAATCGGCACTGACCGACATCTTGACAGATACCTCAAGTCTCAATTCGGAGATTAAATAATGTCTTTAACAGTAGGCGAATTATCAGCAATACTTAAAGTTGAAAACAGACAGTTTGAAGAAGCATTAAAATCTGCAAAGAAGGCAATGGAACGTGCCGCAGCTGGTGCAGATGACTTAGGCGATGAAGCCCAGACCTCATTTAATAAAGGCGCTAAAGCTGCCGACAAAATGGGTAAAGAAATAAAAGACATTACCAAAAATTCTAAAAAAGCAGAAAATCCTATGGGTAAGTTAGGGAAAACTATTGGTACTGCATTTAAAGTTGGTGTAATTGTAGCATTCGGTAAAAAAATAGCTGATGTAACAATGCAAATGGCTAATCTAGCGTTAGAAGCGCAAGAATCCGCAGCTGCATTTGAGATTACATTCGGTTCAGCAGCAAAAGAAACTACAAGATTCGTAGAAGATATGGCACATGCGTTTGGTATGACAAGAGCAGAGATGCAACAACAGATGGCGGTTACTGGTTCGGTTATTCAAGGTTTAGGTTTTACTTCAGATGCAGCAGCTGGTATGTCCGAAAACATTTTAAGTTTAGGCGGAGACCTTGCAGCATTTATGAACATTCAAGAAGGTGCAGTAGTTCCAGCACAAGCGATAACTAAGGCACTTACAGGCGAGAGAGAAATGCTTAAAAGTATGGGAATCGTTCTTCGACAGACTGAAGTTGACCAAAAAGCAATGAACCTAACAGGCAAGGCTTCAGTATCACAATTAACTGACCAAGAGAAAGCTGCGGCTTCTTTAGTTTTAATTGAAGAGAAGATGGGTCATATTAAAGGACAGTTAGCAAGAGAAGCCGAAGGTGCTGCTAACCAGATGAGACAATTACGTGCAGAGTTCAAAGAAGCACAGACAGAGGTTGGCGCTGCGTTAATGCCAGCATTCGCAACATTTATACCAGTTGTAAGAGAACTAATACCAACATTTAAAGAAGTAATGGGTACAGTAGCAAAAGTAGTTCAAATATTTATGAACTCATTAATGCCAGCATTAGACCCAATAAAAGAAATATTTACAAACTTAATGCCAGTAATAGAAGGTGTAGCACTTGTATTAGGTGGTGCGCTAAAAATAGCAATAGAAGCTATTGCTGCAATATTAAATGCAACAGTAATACCTATTATGAAAGCGTATGCACTTGTTTACACAGAAATAATGAATGCGTTAGGTCATACAACTACTGCACAAGAAGAGTTTTTAAGAAGCGCAGAAAGTGCTGAAGGTATCATCTTCCGCTTAACTGAAGCAATAGCATCTGGCATAGACCCACAAGAAGCGTTTAATGCTGCAATGTCCGAAGCAAATGATTTAGGTATAGACCAAAAAGATATTTTTGATGATGCAACTGGTGTAGCTTATGGATTTGGAGATGCAGTAAATACCGCAACTGAAGAAGAAATAAAACTTAAAAAAGCACAACTTGAAGCGATGCAAGCAAGTCAACAAAACACTTATGCAACCACTGGACAAACAAAAGCTATACAACAACTTGAAGCTGACATAGAAGCACTTGAACAAGAACAGTTACAAGCACAGTATGCACAATACAATTATGCAAGAGCGCAAGCATATTCAACTGATGGCACTGGAGAGTTTGAAGATGCAACAGAAGAAGCAACTGATGCAGTAGCTAAACAATCACTTGAGTTAGATAAGAATACACAAGCTAAATTAAATAACAACAGTGTATCTAACGAAGCAGTTAGTGCAATGCTTAACTTAGTAAATGCAGTTCAAAGAGTTACAGAGATACAAAGCAGAGAGACAGTTGAGCAAGAAAAACTTAATAAATTATTAGAACAAAGAACTAAGTTACAAAAAATATTTAATGAAGAACAAGGTAAAGGCGAAGTCCAGACAGAAGCTGAACTTGCACAGATAGAACAGCTAAGAGCAAAAGAAGCTGCGTTAATAAAACAACAAAACGAAGGATTAGATTTAGCGTTAGATATTGCTGGTGCTGAATTAGATTTAGCAGATGCTAAACAAGCAAGAGCAGAGAAAGGCGAAAAAGCAGATGCCAGAGATGATTTATCAGTACGACAAGCAGAACATAGATTAAAGAGTTTAAGAGATGAACAAGCTAATTCTAAAGATGTAACAATAGAATTAGCACAAGTACAAGAATCTTTACAATCTGCAATAGACAATTCAACTAAAGCAACTCAAGCATTTATAACCGCAGAACGTGGACTGGAAAGATTAGACACACAAATTGCTGCACAAAAGACAAAAAGAGATGATGCTGCAATCGATACTACTGCTGAACAACTTGAACTAGCAGAAGCAAAACTTGCAATGGAAGCTGCACTTCTTACTGCACAAGATAAAAACGTATTAAAAGAATCAAGAGCAACATTATCAAGAGTATTAGGATTAGACACTGCTGGTGTTAATAAGTTGTTTAGCGATTTAGGATTAGATACTTCTGCATTTAGAAGATTAAATGAAACTAAAACAATAAAGTTTGACCCAGAAACAGAACAGGCATTACATAATAATAATAATAATAATAATTCTGGTAATAAATCTGATAAAGAAGCACAAACAGAAACTACAACAACTAATACAGAATCAATAATTGATTTTATGAAAAGAGGCGGTGGTGGCGGTGCAGTCGGCAGCGTTAGTTTAGGTCATAGTAACAGAGCAGTAGTTGATGATTCAATGTTTGATTTAGGTAATTCAAATAGCGTAGCTTCACAATTCTTACAACAAAGAAATGAGACAGTAGTAAATATATCAGTTGACCCATCACTAGATGCAGAAGCAAGAGTTGATAAAACAATGGCTGATATAAACGACAGAATACAAGTAAAGAACAGATTTAGAGCGTTGTAATGAGCTTTCAAGTTTTAATAAATGGTGTTGCATACGATGCACTAGAAAACAAAGTAACTATAAACGATAAAGCAGAAAGTAGAAGCACTGCAAAAATACAAATTTATGATGACAAATCTGCTTCAACTGGAACTATTGGAACGTTCTATTCTTTTGAACCATTCCAATCAGTACAAATTATTGACACAAATGGAGACACTGCATTTAAAGGTGTAATAATGAAACCAGTAGCTAGATTAATTTCTCCAACACAGAGAATATGGGATTTAAAATGTACAGACAATCATTACTATGTGGATAAAAGAATTATTGCAAGAGCTTACACAAGTCAAACTGCTGGTGCAATAGTTAGAGATTTAATTTCTAATGTCTTTAGTGCTGAAGGTATTACACAAGGAACAATACATGATTTAGCACTTGTAGATAAAATGGTGTTTAACTATGTAAATGGCGATAGGGCTTTACGTATGTTATCTGAATATACAAATGCAGTATGGTATGTTGATGAAAATAAAGCATTACATTTTTATGAACGTACTTCAAATAATGCACCATTCACAATTAGAGATAACGATGTTTTAACAAACCCAATGCCATATTTCGATAAAGCAAACTTTAAATATCGTAATGCACAGTACATAACAAACATTAAAAATATTACAGACACACAAGAAGAGTTTTTTATTGGAGATGGTACAAGACAAACATTTACAGTTGGTTATCCATTTAATGAATTACCAACAGTAGAACTTAATACTGGTTCTGGTTATGCTGCACAAACAGTAGGCATTCGTGGTACAGATACAGGCAAAAATTGGTACGTAGCGCTAGGAAGTAACGAGTTAGTGCAAGAATTTACCAGTACCGCTATCACAACTGGACATTCCTTGCGAGTTACATACAAAGGTATATACCAATTAGTAGCTTTAGCGAAAGATGATGCAGAAGTAACACGTATTAACGCACTTGAAGCTGGCACAAGCACTGGTTTAATTGATGCAGCAACTACACAAGCTGGTATATCTGGTTCAGAAGCTGGTATTGATGTAGCTGCTTCTTACTTAGATAGATTCGCACAAACAAGTACGCTAATGAGTTTTACTACTACTAAAAATACACCTAATAGATTAAGAGCTGGTCAAGTTTTAGATTTTGAAATGGTAGAACAAGAGATAGCAGGTTCATTTTTAATTGACACAATAAATATACGTTTTAGAAATGGTATTACTTTTTATGATGTTAAGTGCGTAGCTTCTCCACCAGAATACACACTAGAAGGATTCTTTAAAGATTTAGATGACAAGATTAGTGATGCGTTTATTGAAATATCAGAAAATATTGATACTGAAGAAGTGCTTGTTATTAGAGCAGATGGTGGAACTGAAACTACAACAGTATCTGAAGTAGATACAGAGACAGTATTAGCATGTCCAGTACCAAGTGATAGTACACTTGTAAGTGGGAGTTTATTAGTATGTTAAATTGGCAAGGCGACTTAAATATAAAATCTTTTGATAAAGATGGTAATTTAATACAAGAAGATAAATTAAAAAACTTAATTACTACTGCTGGTAAAAACTTATTAGCACAAGCACTAAGAACAAGTACAGACTGCGAAATAAAATATATTGGTATTGGTTCAGATAATACTGCGGTAACTACTGGAGATACTGCTTTAGGAAACGAGACATTTAGAAAACAAGTAACCAGTCAAGCAGCTGGTGCAGCTGGTGTAACAATAACAAATCTATATGTAGCGCCAGAAGAAGCAGTAGGCACAATAGAAGAGATAGGTTTTTTTAGTGGTGCAAGCGCATCGGCTACAACTGATTCTGGAACATTATTCGCAAGAGTTTTGTACAGTCGTACAAAAACTGCGGTAGAATCAATCCAGATAGAAAGGACAGATACTATTGGCTAACGTTGGCGAATATTATACAGAGACATCATTTACTGCTGGAGTAACTCCATTATCACAAGATAATATGAACAATATAAATAATGGAATAAATGGCATACAAACAAAAGGTGTTTTACAAAATGGTACTAATATTGGAGAGAATAAAACGCTGGCTAGCGGTTATAACTACATTTTAGTAGCACCTATAACCATAGATAGCGGAAGCACACTAACAGTGAATGGAAAGCTAAAACTTTTATGAGTGAATTAAACGTAGATACAATAGCAGGTAGTGGTGGAACGACAGTAACAATTAAATCTGGTCATACACTAACGCTTGTTGCAAATATGAATGCAGCAACTGCAAAAATAACAAACTTGGGAGACCCATCTTCCGCACAAGATGCAGCAACAAAGAATTATGTTGACACACAACTTTTAACATTAGACACAATAGGAGAACTTACAGATGTAACAATTACATCAGTAGCAGACAATGAAGTACTTGCTTATGATTCATCTTCTGGATTATGGATAAACCAAACTGCCAGCGAAGCAGGACTGGCTACATCTGGTAACTTAACAACTCATACATCTGCAACAACTAATCCACACACAGTTACAGTTGACCAAGTATTCGCAGGTGGCATACCAACAGGAGATTTAAACATTAACAGTAACAAACTTACTAATGTTACAAATCCATCAAGCGCACAAGATGCTGCTACTAAAAACTATGTAGATACTCAAGTACAAACAAAAGATGCACTATCAGAATTATCTGGTACATCTGATGATGTAGCTGAAGGCACAACAAATCTTTACTTTACAAACGAAAGAGTAGATGACAGGTTTAATAGCTTATTTCAAGATGGTACTGCACTTACTGGTACTTATGATGATGCTTCAAACACATATACACTTAATTTAGATTCACTTACAGTATCAGAGTTCGCAGCTTCTGCAATAGTTTTAGAATCAGAAGGTATTGGTTCTAATGATAACGATACAACATTACCAACATCCGCAGCAGTTAAAGATTATGTTGATACACAATTAACTG